GACCTACCTGCACGAGGTCTACTGCCGATCGGACGAGCATGAGTGGATCTACGACTACGAGAACGGCTATCGGCTGTGCGAGAAGTGCGAAGCCTATGGCCGCTTCATCAAGGAACACGTACGCGGCGATCCCAACTTGGGATGGGTGCGCAAGGACTACCTGATCAAACCGGCAAAGCTGTGAGGGAGCCATGACGTGGCAAGACTACAGGATGCCCAAGATGCACTGTCCCAAGTGCGCCTACGAAATGGACACTGCGTCGAACATGACCGGCAAGGGCAGGCCGGAAATAGGCGACTACACGGTCTGCCTCAACTGCGGCCAGCTTTGCCGCTTCGGTATCGGCTACGTGCTCGAGGTAGCCGACTTCCCTGATGCTTCTGCCGACATCAGTGACAAGGCCAAGCTCACGCTCGAGCGGGCCCTGTACTTCATCAAGCGTCGTGGTCTATACAGAAGCCCCAACGTCAATTCGAAATGGAGACGCAAGTAAGAAGAATTCGATTTTTGTCACCGCGTAAAATTGAAAAAGGCGCGTTAATAGGTGGTAACCTGACAGGTTACCGGAAACCGGAGGTAGCCATGAAACGGATCTTCAAGCCCAGCACGAAGCCGATACGGGCAAACTTCAAGCCGGTGAAGCTGGCTCCCGACCAGCTACGAAAATGGGACGAGACGCTGGCCACCTGCAATTGGGTCGGCCCCGGCTTCGTCCACATCATGTACACGATGCTCGTGCCGAGAGGCCGCACGATGGCGGCTCTCTTTACGGAGGACATGCATTGGGTTGCTGCCACTGACGGCTTCCAGATCATCATCAAGCCGTCGAGATACTTCCAGCTCACGCTGATGAAGCGTGTGTTCATCATGTTCCACGAGATACTGCACAACATCTGGGACCATTGCGGCATGGCCTACAGGCTGCGTGCCGTCGGCACCGTGACGTGGGCTGGTGTCACCGTCCCCTACATCCATCTGCTGGCGGTCATCGTGCAGGACCTGATCATCAACGACACGCTGATCGAGAGCCGCATGGGTGAGTACGATCCAATGTGGCTGCACGATCCATCGACGGCCACCTTCAAGGACAGCTGGGTCGAGGTCTACGTCAAGCTCTACAAGGAATGCGAGGAAGAGTGTCGTGAAGGCCAGAAGGGCAGAGGCAAGGGCAAAGGTCGAGGCCGCGGCTCCGTCAGCAAGGATGAGGTTGAGGAGAAGGCCGAGCAGTTGTTCCCGCCTGACCCCAATGATCCTACCGAAGAGGAAGGCGAGGGGCCGATCAACCCACGCAAGGGGCAGTTCGACTTCCACATGGACCCCGGCACGGGCGGCAAGAACGGCGAGGAGGAAGACGATGGACCACGTGAACGATCAGAGCTTGAGTGGCAGCAGGCTGTGGCTGCGGGTATGGCTGTCGCCAAGGCGCAAGGCAAGCTGCCCGATGCCATGGAGCTTATGTTCGGTAAGATACTCGAGCCTGTCGTCTCGTGGCAGGAGCATATTCGAGCATGGCTTGCGCGAAAGGTGGGATCAGGCGGCTACGACTGGCGGCGTCCTGACCGGCGTCTTATCGTTCGGGACATCGTTGCCCCCGGCCGTACTGGTCATGGAGCTCGGCTCATCATCGTAGGCGGCGACAACTCGGGCTCGGTCTATGCTGACAAGACTTTACTGGGCCGCTTCCTTGGCGAAGTCGGGGGCATGCTGGAAGACATCAACCCCGAGACGATCATCTTGATCTGGTGCGATGCCACGGTGCATGAGGTCGACGAGATATCCAACGCTGCCGACCTGCAGCACATCCAGAAGCGTGGCACCACAGGTGGCGGCGGCACCAACTTCATCCCGGTGTTCCAATGGATCGAAGACCACGCGCTGAAGCCTGATGCGTTCGTCTACCTCACCGACATGATGGGAACCTTTCCCGATGAAGCGCCCTCGTACCCGGTCATCTGGGGCTCGATCTCAGATCCTGAGCGGTACCCCGCCCCGTTCGGGGATCTTGTCCATATCCCGACCTACCCGAGCGCCGAAGAAGAAACCTGAAGAACACGGCATCTTCCCGCTGTGGCGGATCGTCCATCCGAAAGATCGGTTGCTGTACTACAGCTCACCGAGGGGGGAATTCGTTCGCGAGTTCTATTCCGTGTTCACCAATCAGCAATTCAAAACGCGGTTCAAGGTTGCCGTCCGTCACCCGGACGGCACCATGATCGACGATCAAGGTCGCTTGTGGGAGAGCTTTGGCTATCCCATCCCACTCTATGATGAGGACGAGTAATGGCGTACGAGCCAAGAAAGAACCCACCGCCCCGCGCCTTCAAAGGTTCGCTTGAGGACAAGCTGCAAGCCCATATCCATGCGATAGCGCAGAAGCTCTATCGCTTGGCCAAGCCGAAGTTCACCGGCCAAGAGCTTGGCTTGCTGTTCGTGCCGACACAGTACCGGCAGATGATGCACGGTGCTTTCGCACTGAGTCACGGAGCCGATAGCCATCACAACATCTTCGTGCGGACTGCTAGCTGGAGCCCCGACGTACCCTGTCGGGGTACCTTGAACTTTGAATGGTACTTCTCGACGGCACCCGATGCGTTCTACCCGTTGCGAACATGGGGAGCTACGGTCGAGGCTCCTTGCACCGGGCCACACGACGACGCTCCTGCCGATGTGCGAGAGAAGTTCGTCGAGACGATCAGGCGCATGATCCATGTCAGCTATGAGTGGGGGCTGGTGCTGCGCGTGTTCAACGAGTTGAACCAGCCCAGCTTCTGCTCGACCCCGGCACAGATGCGCTACGTCTGGCCGCCCATCCTTCAGCTCTTAAATGGGCTCGAGCTTGACGCCGTCGACCGCAGGCTGATCACCACGCTGCAGCACGAGAGCATGCGGGCTGGCGATCGGGCGCGCATTCCCTTGCCGATCCAACCCTACATCAGGCAGACCTATGACATCGTGACCCGCTCGATCTTCCTCAGGGATCACGAGCCCAACGACGAGACGCATGGCGGCATCACCTACAAGCTGCGCAACATGTCGTTCGATCTGCCGGGCTTGTCGTTCGAAGGCATAGCGACCAGCGACTAGGTACCCTGTCAGGGTACCCTCACTTGACAATTGGTGTCCGTGCTGGTATGCTCCGGCATGGACACCTTCTTTTTTGATTGGGAAACCTTTTACACAACTGAGTATTCCCTCACCAAGATGGATCCTCCATCTTACATCTTGGACCAGCTGTTCGAAGCAATCTGCTTGGGCGTGGCCAAGAACGCCGACCCTCCGTTCATCGTCGAGGGTCCAGACATCCCCCGGTTCCTCAGCAACATGCCGCGCGACGTGGCTGCGGTCAGCCACAATGCCCTGTTCGACATGTGCATCTGTTCGTGGCGCTACAACTATGTGCCCAAGCTGATTGTCGACACGCTGGCGATGAGCCGCACGCTCTTAGCGCACAAGCTCAAATCGCTGTCGCTCAAATCGGTCGCAAAGTTTCTTGGCCTGCCCGAGAAAGGCGGCTTCATCGCAGCGGCACGAGGCATGACGAGGTTGGACCTGATCGCCAACGACATGTGGCAACAGTACACCGACTACAACCTCAACGACGTCGAGCTCTGCCGCATGATCTATCTCGAGCTCGCACCCCAACTCCCCGACGAAGAGTTTCTAGTCCACGACATGGTAGCGCGTTGTGCCGTCGAGCCGATGTTCCGTCTCGACACAGACGTACTTGCCACCCATCTGGCCGAAGTCCGTGCCGATAAGGAACTGCTGCTGGCCAAGGCCATGCTTGCGGGGGTCGATCACAAGCGGGAGCTTATGAGCAACCCGATGTTCGCTGACGTCCTCAAGTCGCTCGGCGTTGAACCGCCCATGAAAATTTCGATTGCGACAGGCCAGCCAACCTTCGCCTTCTCTCGGCAGGACGTGGAGTTCATGGAGCTTCTTGACCACGAGGACCAGCGAGTCCAAGCCGTTGTAGCTGCTCGTCTGGGTCATAAGAGCACCCTAGAGGAAACCCGCACCGAGCGCATGCTCAACATCGCCCAGCTAGACTTCCCCTTCCACGGCGGCACTGACACCATGCCGATCCCGCTCAAGATCGGAGCGGCGATCACGCACCGGCTGGGTGGTGACTGGCAACTGAACTGCCAGAACTGGGGCCGCGAGTCCCCCATCCGCCGCTCCGTCAAGGCACCCGAGGGCTGTGTCGTAGTGGCATCGGACGCTGCCCAGATCGAGGCTCGGCTCACGGCATGGTTCTGCGGCCAGTGGGACATGGTCGAGATGTTCGCCAAGGGCATCGACGTCTATGCCGACTTCGCCTCCTACATATACGGATACCAAGTCGACAAGTTGTTACACAAAGGCCCCCGTTTTGTGGGTAAAACCGGGGTACTTCAACTAGGCTACCAGTCGGGCTGGCAGAAATTCCAGCGCACGGTGCTGCTCTTGAGCACCAAAGACGGCGAGCCGATCGAGCTGGACGATGGCGAGGCCATCCGCATCGTGCAGGGCTACCGGCTCAAGTACTCCGAGATCAGTTCGACGTGGCAAACGCTCGGTGCCACGATCGCATGGATGGCCAACGCTACCAGCGAGCAGACCTACGTCATGGGCCCGGTCACCTTCTCGGCCCGCCGGGTCACCGGCCCCAACGGGCTCAAGCTGCACTATGAAGATCTGCACTACAGCCACAGCATGCAGCAGTGGATGTACAACTTCGGTGAACGGCCCTATCAGATCTTCGGCGGCAAACTCCTCGAGAACATCATCCAGTTCCTCGCGCGCATCGCGATCATGCAGACGGCGCTGCGTATTCGACAGCGCCTCCACAACCTGACTGTTCGTTTTGCCCACCAAGCGCACGACGAGTTGGTCTACATCTGCCCGCTCGATCAGGCACCGTACGTTGCCGACATCCTGACCGAGGAAATGGGCCGCACGCCTGAGTGGGCACCCGGTCTGCCGCTTGTGGGTGAAACCAAGATCGGCCGGTCCTATGGAACCATGGTGCCAGTATGACCCACCAGATGGAGATGCGGTTTGCCTGCAACAGATGCACGACCGAGGTAAATGTACCTCTACAGAATGTGTCACCGACGGCGCGCATCTCAGCACCCGAGGGGTGGGTAACTCTGTGGATCGACGACCCAACTGCCGCACCATTCCACTTGTGTCCTGATTGCGCTGTGGTATTCCGTCAGTTCATGGAGGGCGATCAGCAAGTGTAGGTGACCTATGCGGAAGGAAGACCCACGGTATCCCCTGTCGTGGCCGTTCGGCTGGAAGCGCACGCCCGCGGCAGATCGCAAGGCCAGCGGCTTTCGCGAGACGGCGATGCGTACGACGACGTTCTATAACCAGCAGACGCTGCGGCAGGACATCAAGCAACTGAAGGGCAGCAAGCTCGTCAGCATGCGCACGGCGTGCGACCGGCTGGAAGATCAGCTCGAGCGGCTGGGTGCCAGCGACGTCATCATGTCGACCAACGTCGAGCTCACCATCTACGGCGAGCCCAAGGGTGGCAGGACCAACCCGTCTGACCCCGGCGCTGCCGTCTACTTCAAGCTGGGTGGGCATGACCGGACCATGGCGTGTGACAAATGGGCGACCGTGCCGGAGAACATTGCCGCGATCGCCAACCACATCGACGCGCTGCGCCGGATCGAACGGTACGGTATCGGTACTTTGGATCAGGCGTTCGCTGGCTACACAGGGTTGCCGCCGCCGAGCGAGGACAATCGCCCGGCATGGCGTAAGACCTTGGGCTTCAAGCCAATGTCGACCGTCACACCGGATGACGTTCAGGTTAATTTCCGGGCGCTGTCAAAGGCAGCGATCGGAAACGCGGATCGGCAGGTCGAGCTCAACTTGGCTCGCGACGCGGCCATGAGGGAGCTTGCCGTAACCTGACCGGTTACCTATTCTTTACAGGTCACGGCGACTTGCCTCATAGCTGTGCACATGCATCGGCCCCCGCTCACCGTCTACCTCCGGTAGGCGGGGGCCAACTTTCCATTTGACATTTCATTCGTATTACAGTATATGGGGAGTACCCTCGTTCCTCCCCCCAATAGGTTAGAGGGGGCTCCGGCTGCGATCCTACCCACCCGGCCGGAACCAGTACTCCCGGTTCCACAACCTTCCCCCCCGTGGAACCGGGAGGATTTTCCAGCTACGCTGGATCCGATGTCCTTCGATCCGTTCAAAGCCAGCTTCTACCTGATCGCGCTGGTGATCGGCCTGCATGGTGCCGTCATCTTGGTTGGCTATGTCGGCTGCATCGTGTGGTTCGACCCGGCACAGGGTAGCTTTGAATGCGACAAGTCAGGACGGCTGAGCGAGATGCTTGCCGCCGCGCTTGCAGCATCACTGGCCTTCGTCGGTGGCTTCATAAGGGGGAAGAAAGATGACCAGCCAAAGTGAGATGATCAAATGGTTGGAGCAGCAGGTCCTCGAAGGCAAGATCGCTGCCGAGATACTGGAACGCATCATCCAGCCGCCGCTGCCGCCACCGCCGCTACCACCCGACCAGCTTAGCCCGCACTTCAGCTTGGCCGAGATGACCTACTCGGCCACGGCCATTCAGCAGGGCATCAACAACACACCCAACGCACAGCAGGTCGACCAGCTCAAGAAGCTGTGCGAGCTTACGCTCGAGGGCGCTCGCAAGCTGTGTGGTGACAACCCGGTCAACGTCTCGTCGGGCTTCCGCAGCCAGCAACTGAACGCCGCGATAGGTGGCGCGTCAAACTCGGCACACATGTACGGCTGTGCCGCGGACTTCACCATCGCTGGCTATGGTTCACCCTACGACATCTGCGCGCTGCTGCAGAACCATCTCAAGGAACTGCGCATTGATCAGCTGATCTACGAACGGCCCGGTGGCGTGTGGGTTCACTGCGGCATTGCCATCCCGCCGTCGACGACGCCACGCCATCAGGTGTTGACCATCACACCTGCTGGCACATACAATGGGCTCATCAAGTAGCCGCTCAGCGGCTGCAACGTCGTGCGCGTTTCGTAGAAATCTTTGGTTTAACTTCACTTTCTACTTGACAACCTGTGCTTGGGGTGATATCACCCCAAGCACACCGGTAACCTGTCAGGGTACCCGATGGTCGAAGTCATCAACGCACCCCCAAAACCGTTCGCGTGGTCGTTTTCGGCCGTCGATAACTTTCACACGTGCGCCAAGCTCTACTACCATCGCAACGTCGCGAAGGATGTGAGTGACGACACGACCTACCGCAGCCAAGGGCAAGAGATCCACGACATGCTGGCCAAGCGCCTGCTGTCGGCCCGCGAACTGCCTAAGCACCTGCGGCACTGGGAACGGTGGTTTGACGAGTTTCTTGATGACTGCGATCGCACTCAGGTCAGATTGAACGCTGAGTGCAAGCTCGCGTTCACGGCGGACTTCGAACCCTGCAATTACTTCGACAAGCAGCGGCGCGTCTGGTGCCGCACAATCATCGACGCACTTAAGATCAAAGGACACTGGGCCAAGGTGTGGGATTGGAAGACTGGTCGGATCAAGCCGGATGTCGACCAGTTGATGCTTTGTAGCACCGCAATCTTCGTACATTTCCCAGAGGTCAAGGAGATCGACGCGGGCCTGATCTTCCTCAAGGAAGATACCGGTCCACATATTCCCCGCAACGACTGCACGCACGAAATCAGGGTGACGCGGGCTGACCTTGAGCCATTCTGGCAGCGCTACATCCACAAGGTGAATGCCCTCGAGCGCGCTCTTCGGCTGAACGACTTTCAACCCAACCCATCCGGTCTTTGTCGTAATCACTGCCCCGTTACCTCCTGCCAGCACAATGGACACCATGACGCCTGAAGGCAAAGTGAAAGCGATGATCGACCGGCTACTCGATGGCCGGGAGGACACGTGGTTCTTCAAGCCGGTGCAGTCGGGCTACGGCAAGCGAGCGCTCGACTACATCGGCTGCACGTTGGGCCACTTCTGGGCGATCGAGGCCAAGCGTGAAGGCAAGGAGCCGACACCTTTTCAACGCATCACAGCGAACAGCATTTGGAACGCTGGCGGCAAGGTCTTCAAGATCAGCAACGAGGAAGGCGTCAATGCTTTTTCCTACTGGCTGAGCAATCTGAAATGAACGCACCCCTCCTTCGCATCCCTGAACGGGATGACCTCGTAAGTCTCCTGCCCGGTGCCGTGCGGGCAGGTGGAGAGCTGGTCATCCCGCACGGCCCTGCCGAAGTGAAGATCCTCCGGGCCGCAGGCGTCGACGTCCCCTCGTCACTCGTCCACTACGACTGGTGCGGCTGGCAGCCCTTCCGCATCCAGATCGCCACGACGGAGATGCTGGTAAGTAACCCGCGAGGTTACGTGCTCAACTCGATGGGCACTGGCAAGACCAAGTGCGTGCTGTGGGCGTTCGACCATCTTCGTCGGATGCACGCCGTGCGGAAGATGCTGGTGATCGCACCGCTCAGCACGCTGCGCTTCGTATGGGGCAACGAGATCCTGTCGACCACGCCACAGTACAAGTTTGCCGTCCTGCATGGCAGCAGGGAGAAGCGGCTGAACCTCCTGCGCGATCGCCAATACGACATCTACATCATCAACCACGACGGCTTTAAGATCATCGCCAGCGAAGTCGCCAAGCGGCAGGATATCGACGTGATGTGCGTCGACGAGCTTGCTGCGTATCGCAACAAGACCGACCGCACGAGAACCGCGGCCGATGTCTCCCGTCTCAAGCCCTACGTCTGGGGACTGACCGGCGCGCCCACACCCAACGCGCCGACCGATACGTTCTACCAAGCCAAGGTCGTGACGCCCCACACCGTGCCGAAGTACTGGGGTTGGTTCCGCGACGAGCTGATGTATCGGGTGAGCCAGTTCAAATGGCTGCCCAAGAACAACGCCGTCGAGAAGGCGATCAACGTCATGCAGCCGAGCGTGCGCTTCACGCTCGACGACGTGATGGAACTGCCGGAGTTTGTCGCCCGCAATATCGAAGTCGAGATGAGCGACAAGCAGAAAATGGTCTACCGCGACATCTCGAAGATGTGCATGTCGATGGTACAGGGCAAGCAGATCACCGCGGTCAACGCGGGCGCGGTCATGACCAAGCTCATGCAGATCAGCTTGGGATGGGTCTATGCCGACAAACATCGAACCATCGACCTTGAGGCGCGCAATCGAACTCAGGCACTTGTTGAACTTTGTGAGGCATCCCAGCACAAGGTGTTGGTGTACGTGCCATACAAGCACGCTCTCCATGGGATTGCTGCTGCTCTCACCGCAGCAGGTCGGGACGTGGCTGTGGTTTCTGGGGAAACCTCACCTCGGGAGCGATCTGAAATCTTTAACGCGTTCCAGAACACCGGACAGTACACTGACCTGCTCGCGCATCCCGGCTGCGTTGCCCATGGACTCACGCTGACGGCGGCTGATACCGTCATCTGGTTCGGCCCGGTCACCTCGTCGGAGGTGTACGAACAAGCCAACGCCCGCATCCGGCGCGTCGGCCAGAAGCACCGCCAGCTGTTCTTGCATCTGCAGTCGACGCCAGTCGAGCGCAGGATCTACCAGTTGCTCATCAACAAAGTCCGCGTGCAGGATCGCTTGTTGGAGTTGATCGAGGATCTCAGTCGCGATATGATGTAAAGAAAAAACGTCCAATCAAATATGAGGCACACACCATGAGCGAAGTAGTCCAGTTCAAACGTCCCGAGGCGGCGAAGCCCGAGGTCGACTATGGCGAGCTCATCAAGCTGTACGTCGAAGCGCGCGACGCCAAGCAGGCGCTCGAGAAGAAGCAGAAGGAGCACCTGAAGCAGTACAACGACGTCATGATGATGATCGAGGGCAAGCTGATGGCCCACCTTCAGGAGGTAGGGCTGCAATCCCTCTCGTCCGATGTCGGTACTGCGTACCTCAGCCATCGGCGCACAGCGCCGATCCATGATGCCGTCGCCTTCAAGGGCTTCGTCATCGAGAACCGAGCGTGGGACATGCTCGACTGGAAAGCGAACGTAACGGCAGTGGGTGACTTCCTCACGGAACACAACGCCCTGCCGCCGGGCGTCAACTACAAGTCGACAGTCTCCCTCGGCGTGCAGCGCAAGTAACCCGCCTAGTTACCGGAGGAAGACATGGCAGATCCTAAGACGAATGCCCTCGCCGTGCTCGGGGGCATGAAGAACAGCATTAGCTCCTACGCCAAGCAGTCGAAGTACGCCGATCAGGCACTCGGTGAAGGCATCGCCGCACCATTCGCCGTGATCGGCTACAAGGGTGCACGCTGGAGCATCCGTCACCGGGGCAACGTGACGGTGCTGCAGCGCTACGATGCGCAGAACCGGCCCGACGGCTTCGTCCCCTACCTCGACCTCGTCGTGCTGTTCGCCGCCAGCCATCACTCGAAGGTCTACTACGAAAAGGCCTACGTCGATGGCTCCGACGACATGCCGGACTGCTGGTCGACCGACGGGGTGAAGCCTGACAACGCCGCGTCCAAGAAGCAGAGCCCGACTTGTGGGAACTGCAAGTGGAACGAATTCGGCAGCCGCACCAACCAAGCCACGGGAGCCCGCGGCAAGGCGTGCGCCGACACCCGCCGCATGGCGGTCGTTCCCTACCGCGACATCGAGAACAGCGTGCTGGGTGGGCCCATGCTGCTCCGCGTGCCGCCCGCCAGCCTCGCCGCGGTGGGCGAGTACTCCGATCTCCTAAAGGCCAACAGCGTGCCCTACTCGGCCATCTGCACCCGGGTCGGGTTCGATCCGAAAGAGGCGTTCCCCAAAATGACGTTCGAGCCTTTCGCCGCCCTGACCGACGACGAGATGCGCAAGGTCATCGAGATGCAGAACCATCCACTGGTCGAGCGCATCGTACAGGAGCAGCTGGAGAACGTGAACGCACAGGTCGGCTCGGAACAGGGGGTGAACAAGCCTGTCACCCCTGATAGTTCGAAGGCGAACGGTGCGGAAGTCCCACCGGCCAAGTCGGAATTCGCTCAGGCACAGACCAAGGCCGACGGACCGTCCTACGCTGGAAGGCCACAGGAGCCCGCTACAGCGCCTCCAGCCCCGGCCGAGCCAGAGGCCCAAGCCACCCCGCCAACCGATCAGGCGGCCACGGCAGCCGCTCAGGCACAGGCTCTGACGCCCGACCAGATCCGCATCAAGGAGCTCGAGGCCAAGCTGGCTGCCGCCGAAGCGAAGCCCCAGAAGCGCCGGACCAAGCCGGTCGCCCCGCAGGCCGAGGCGCAGACTCATGCCGGTCCGCCGCTGCCTGCCCCGGTGGGTCCGGGCGAACCCGAAGGTGAGGAAGACGGCAGTGGCAGCGGTGCCATGGTGCCAGCCGGGGACCCGGCGCTGGCGTCAATCTCCGCGCGCCTGTCCAAAATCCTGAGTTAGGAGGAGGGTTATTCCGGGGTTACGACGGTCGTCGTAACCCCGCCGCGCGGGGGGATCAATGGCTTACGAGGAAGCCCAGCAGTTCTTGGCACGGGTAGTGCCATGGCCGCAGCAGGTAGACCCACCAGAGTTCTTCGTGACGGTCAGTGCGGCCCGGTCGAAGGGCCGCTCGTTCACGAACCTGCGAGCCGCCATCGGCTACCTGCAGTTCATCGAAGAGAAGCGACCTGCCGATTACTACATTGTCATGTCGGGCCAGCGCATGGCGCAGCCTGCTGTCAATGCCAGCACCGGCAAGGCAATCTGGAAGGGCGCACGCGGCAGGTCGAATGCGCTCTGGTGCAAGAGCTTCTTCGTCGACGTCGATGTCGGCAAGAAGGATACCTACCCGGACACCATCACCGCCGTCACCGAGTTTGGTCTGTGGCTCGAAGCCATCGACCTGCCCATGCCGACCTTCATCATCAACTCGGGCTCGGGCGGCTTCCATGCGCATTGGGTACTGGACGAGCCGATCACGGTGACCGTCTGGCAGCCGATCGCTGAAGCGCTGGTGTCGGCGGCACGGGCCCACAACTTCAAGCTCGACGCCAAGTGCTCGGTGAACCCGGCGCAGCTGATGCGCATCCCGAACACGCACAACTACAAGCACACGCCGCCGAAGGAAGTCGAGCTGGCCTATGCCGGTGATCTCTACCCGCTCGAGCGCATCGAGCGAGCGCTGTTGACTTATAAGTCAATCGCCCCGGCCCGGTCGAAGGCACCCAGCGCACCGCCTGCCAACACGATGCCGAGCCTTGGCAACATCTCCAAGCTCGCACCGATGACGGAGTTGATGCCGAACCGGGCAGACAGTTTCCCGACGCTCAGCCAGATGGAGAAGTGCTGCCCGTTCATTGCAGCGGCACACACCTCAGGCGGCAGGGACTATCGCCAGCCGCTCTGGTACGAGACAGCGAAGCTTGCCTTCAAGATGAAGGACGGTGCCGCGGCGCTCCACAAGATGAGCAACGCGCATCCCAACTACACCCATCAGGAGACGCAGGAACTCTACGAGCGGATCGAGCGCGAGCGCACACCGATCGACGCATGGGGCTGGCCGCACTGCGACCAGTTGAAAGCGGCTGAGGCAGCCGAGTGCTTCTCCTGTCCATGGCGGCTGGCCGGTCGTGTCGACGCCAGCAAGAC